GGACGGCCAGCTAAAAGAACTGCGCAGGGTTGTTCTTGAGGTTGAGCAAATGTCCGCTAGAGAGGCCGCCAGCCCAGGAGTCATCACGGGGCCGTATGGGGAGCTTCCGCGGCGGTAGAGAGGCAGAAAGAGGCGGCCGCTTGGTCGGGATTTTTGGGTGGCGGCGAATCGCTCACATCATGAAAACTGACTTTGGCATTTTTCCATCCACCACAGTGCCCACAATCTCCCAAGTATCATCCACCGGCTTTGTCGGATAAGAAGAATTCAAGGGCTTTAGATAAAGGTCGCCTGCATCGCGAGTCAACTGTTTAAATGTTGCCTCGTTCGTATCCGTCATCCTCGCCACAACATACTGTCCAGGGCGCGGCTCAATATCGGGGGCAACCAAGATCAGGAATCCCTCAGGAAAAGAGCTTCCGCTGGGGCTGGTCATGGACGCCCCAACTACTTTAAGCCAGAAGGCGTTTTCGCCGGCCCATACGTCTGAAGAGTGCTGAGGGCACAGCGCCACATTGCTCATTTCTACCGCTTCCTTAGCGCTACCAGCCTGCACCCAACTAATCTCTGGATAAAGGAAAGATCTTGTTGGTTGCAGTGCCATCTCAACGTTTGCGTCGAATTGATCAATCAAGTCCGGGCGCGGACCACCATCCCAAAGCCACTTACTGTGGACCCGTAATGCTTTAGCGATTTTCTCGATATTTTCCCTTTTGGGAGATTTCGACTCGCCTGAAATTATGCGATGCACAGTCGGCTGCTTGAGCCCTGCCTGTCGAGCAAGCTCGCCCTCGCTCCAGCCTCGCGCGGTCATCTCCGAAAATATCCGGTCACCAATGTGCATTTGCCACCAATAGAAAAACGTATCGCGAGAGTGTATTGCCTGAGTCAATACGTGGGCGTATCATATGCTCAATACGTCGCCGAATTGGAGGCACTATGACTATTCAACAAATGCTGTCCGGCTTGTTCGCCATGGGCTTCTCCCAGAAGGCGATAGCCGACAAGGCCGATACCACCCAGCCAACTATTCACCGGGCTAGCAAAGGTGCTGGCGTTCGCTATGAAACAGGGAAAGCTATCGAGACCCTGTACGAAGAAGCCATTCAAAAAACTGCCGCTTAACCCATTTCATCAATCACAGGAGATTCACTCACATGGCCTATGGCAACCCGTCCCATAAGCGCGTCAAGGACCGCAAGGTCCGCTTTAACCAAACCCTTGACCGAATCCTCGGCCGGGCCGCTGAACGGGCAGAGCGACAGCACGCGACGTATCTGTTCGAGGTCATCGAGTGGGCGGTCGAGAACGGCGTAATCGAAGCGCTGAGCAAGGACGAGAGCAAGTCTAGCGCGGCTTAAAGACCCTATGGAGGGCTATATGCCTGAATTCGATTACGAGGGGTTGAGCCCTGGCGCAAAAACGAAGATCTCCGCTCTGGCCTTGAAGAAGGGCTGGAGCATCGAACAAGCCGTAGAGGCAATCGGGATTGAGTTTGTCGCCATGGGCGGCCCAGCCCTAATGAGGCGCCCGAAAGGGAAGCTCTACCAGATCAACCCGAAAGAGACCCTCGAAAGGGGCTAACCAGAGCAGGAGAAGGGACATGAGCAAAGAAGTAATTCAACTCGAAATCCCTAGCGACTTCGTCTTGGAGACCCTAAAGGAAGTGCTTACCCAGACTCTCCCGCGCCTTGATGAGGCCGACATGAAGACGCACGCCATTGAATGCGCGCGCGCCATCAGTCGGGGTTATCTCGAAGCCTGCATCCAGGCTACGCCATCGACTAGAGCTGCCGAGTGATGCTTGGCCCATTGCCGAGCGGCTTATCCAGCGCCTTGGCGACTACCTGGTGGGCTTTGGCTATCTCGTCCGCGTCATACGGAACGAATCCAGCAGCAATCAGCGCCGCGACGATTGGGATAGCCGCCTCCGCTGGCTCTTTAACGAAATACTTTTTCTCTGTCATGTCCGGCCTCCAAGGCCTTCGTTTGTGGAAATTCGAAATTACCACGGAAGCGCCGGACACCCAATTCACCCGCAATACCAAATCGCGGGCACAAAAAAGCCAGGTTCACGGCCTGGCTTTTTGTGCAGCACATACAACTAAGTTCTGGAGCGAATAATGCCTATTCCCCAATCAATCGTCAACACCAACGAATCCGCGCCACGTTTTCTGCAATCGCAAAACGTGGCGCGGAATGATTTTCACCTTTTCGCAGCAATGAGTGCTGCGAAGCAAATCCGCTTCCAGTACTCCAAGCCATCCAAGACCAAGTTCGTGCGCGAATGCCTTGATCAGCTCCGGGCATTCCTGGCGTCGTCGAAAGGCGTCCGCCCATGAACAACGTCATTCCTCTCAAAATCACCGGGGGTTTCACCCGGATGGAAAACAAGCTCATCGAAGCCTTGATGGTTGTCGATTTGCCTGGGCGCGAACTGAAGGTTGCGCTGTACGTTGCCAGAGCCACCATAGGCTATCAGGTGGCCGAAGCGCGCATCCAGGCTACCGAGATATCCAAGGCAACCAATATTCACCCTGACGTGGCTTCCAAGGCCATCAGCCACCTATTGAAGCGCCGCGTCCTGTATCGGGTTGGCGGTGCGCGTGGCGATATCGGTATCAGCGAGCCTTCTGAATGGCTCTTCTACGACACCAAAAAAGAATGTCCGAATCAGACCATATCGTCCGACTCGGATCATTCTGGCCGAGTCGTCAGCATTGCGAGACAGACCAAATCCGACGACTCCCTTCTTTATACAAAGAAAGAACCCCTATTAACTCTTTCTTCGAAAGAGATTAATCCGCCCCAAGCAAAACCGGCTCCAGCGAGTCCTGATCGCAAGACTCCCTTCGGTATGACTCAGTTGCTCGCCGACAACCCTAACGGCGTCCCAGAGCAACTGCTGGCCGACTGGCTGACTCAGCGCAAGGCCAAGCGCGCCGCTGTGACCGCCACCGTCTGGTCAACTGTGAACACCGAACTGGGCAAGTGCGCCGAGGCCGGGATCACCGCCGAAGACGCAATCACCGAGGCGCTGAATTCTGGCTGGCAGGGTTTCAAGGCGTCCTGGGTGATCAAGCGCGTTGCTGAATCCTTACCGCCCCCGATGCCCCAGTCTCGCCATACCGGCTTTGCTGACCGGAACTACACCGACGGCCTAATTCAGCGTGAGGACGGTTCCTATGCGATTTGAGCCAACTCAGGAAACTCCAGAACTGCCGCCGGGCACCCGCATTCAGCCCGCCGACTGCGAGACTCATGGCATCTACGATCAGAAGATTTTCCCGCTCTTGGGCAAGGAGCTGAAAAGCGGATGCCCTGCGTGTAGTCGGATCATTCGCGAGAAAACCGAGGCGGCTGAGCTGGCCAGCAAGGCTTTGGAGCTGCGCATGGCCATGGAGCGCAAGCTTGGTGCTGCACTGATCCCCAAACGTTTTGCCAGCAAGACCCTGGACGGTTACATCGTTACCAACCCCGGGCAGCGCAAGGCTTTGGCAACTTGCCGTCGATATGCAGACGAGTTCTCGCAGATTTCCGAAACTGGCCGCTGCCTGTTGCTACTGGGGAAACCAGGTACAGGCAAGACGCATCTGTCCGCGGGCATAGCCAACGAAATTATGGGCAAGTCCACTGCGACAGCCGTGTATCGAACTATCGGCGCTGTACTACTGGCCATCCGCACCACCTACGACAAGACCAGCGTACAGAGCGAAAGCCAGATCCTGTCGAGCCTGATCAGCCCCTCGCTGCTCATCCTGGACGAGATCGGCGTCAGCAAGGAAAAGCCCAGCGACTTCGAGCTGACCACGCTGTTCGCAATCATCAACGGCCGGTACGAAGAGATGCGCCCGACGGTGATTGTTTCAAATTTGGACGGCCAGTCGCTGCCAGCTGCAATCGGCGAGCGCTGTATTGATCGTCTGCGGGAGGGCGGGGTGATCGTCATCCCGTTCGAGTGGGAATCACAACGTGGCAAGGAAGGTTTCTGATGGCTGATGACGTCGATTTTGCAGACGAGCGTATTGAAAAAGAACTGGCTTCAGCCCTTGCTGCTCGAGTGGTTTACCGCGGTGAAAGTGCTCATGAGTGCGAGTGCGGCGAAGTGATTTCAGAAGGGCGTCGCGCGGCTGTGCCGGGCGTGAAAGTTTGTAAGGAGTGTGGCGACCGTGCGGAACTGGCGGCTTCGGGGGTGAGGCGTGGTTGATTATTCCGAGTTGAAGAAGCTGGCTGAGGCTGCGAACAGCCATTTTCCTGAGAAAGAAGGCCTCTGGAATATGGTGTGCACGCCCACCGTGGCGCTTGAGTTGATTGCGGATATTGAACAGCTCAAGGCCGAAATCGCTGGACTCAAGACCGGCTACGCGGCCTATGAGCAGGTGAATGCGGGGCTGAAGGCTGAGGTTGAGGCGCTGCGTGACGGTCTTGAGCAGATCCAGTACGACGCCAACGCTTGGCGCAATCAGGAAGAGTCGGTCTGGGTTGAGGTCTTTCACAGCGATGGAGACGATCCATTCATCAGTGCTATCTCCGGACAAATCACCATCGAGCAACTGGCCTTGATCCAGGCTCAGATCGTTGAGTATCGGGAAGACTATTTCGAGAAGGGTTCAGGTCTTTACGTTTTCAGGTGCGCCCACTACCAGGCGCATTACGACAATGTGGGTATGACTGAGTCGGCTCACTGGGAGACTGACTTCGAATCGTACAGCGCCTTCCCGTGTGCGGAAGAGGGCGCGGCCCTGGCCAAGGGAGAGCAGTCATGACTATCGACGTCAGCACGCTGACTATCCGCGAGGTGGCGCACTACAACGGCGGCAGAGCATTTTTCGCATACGGGTATGAATGCGTCCAGCATCCGCGTCTGACGCTGTTCAAGCGGTTCGACCGCAAGACGAAGCAAGTAACGAATACCTGGCGCGTGGACGGCGCGGACCAGCCAAGCCTTGAGGTGGCAGTCCAAGTGCTGGAGGTGACTCATGGCTAAGCCAGTAAAGCCTCGCCCAATGCCTGTGTACCTGATCCTACGCCGTTTGGTCGATCCAGCTACTGGCAGGGAGGTTGCTGCATTCGTCCCATCCTCCGATGCCGATCGGTCAATCCTTCGCGAGCGTGACTTCCGGATCAACACCAAGATCCGCGCCGACCTCAAGCAGCCTCGCAACCCACGGTTCAATGGTCTGGTGCACGGTCTTGGTCGGGTGTTGAGCCAGAACATAGACCGGTTCTCGGGTAAGCCGTCCCATGACGCTATCAAGGCCCTGCAGCTGGAGTCTGGCGTGTACTGCGACGAGGAACAGTTCGACATACCGGGCCTTGGCCAGCTCACCCGGAAAACGCCGCGCAGCCTTTCCTACGATTCGATGGGTGAGGAGATGTTCCAAGACTTCTGGCGCCAGTGCTGCGCGTACCTGGTGCTGCGTGACTGGCCGACGCTCACCGAAGAGCGCCTGACTGAAATGGCCGAGTTTGAATCATTCAAGGAGGCTGCATGACAATTGAACGCAAGTCTCCCAAGCCGAAGAAGTGCCGCGTCGCAACATGCAGGACCTTATTCGTCCCTGCGCGCCTGGGCCAGGCCGTATGCAGTCCCGCTTGCGCCCTCGTCGACGGGCCGCGCCATGCGCCAAAGGCCCACAAGGCCCACAAGGCCCTCGACCAGATCAAGCGCGCTGAGATCAAGGTCCGCAAGGAGAAACTGAAGAGCCGGGCGGATCACCTGCGTGAGGCTCAAGCCGCAGTAAACGAGTTCATCCGCCTGCGAGACGGAGACTTGCCATGCATCAGCTGCGACTCGACGCCGAACGACAACGACCTCATGACCGGCAGCCGCTGGGATGCTGGTCATTATCGATCCGTAGGCGCCTGCCCTGAACTGCGCTTTGAGCCGCTGAATATCCATCGCCAGTGTGTGAGGTGCAATCGCAACCTTTCAGGTAACGCAGTTGAGTACCGCATCCGCCTGGTACTGCGCATCGGTGCCGAGAAGTTGGCTTGGCTCGAAGGTCCGCACCCAGCGCGCAAGTACACCGTAGACGAGATCAAGGCCATCAAGGCCGACTATCGGGCAAAGACCAGAGAACTGAAGAGGGCGGCATGAGAATTGACTCGGCACGTCAGGCTTGGCATGACTGCAATTACAACCCGGCCCCGGGCCAAACCTCCGATGCCGCTGAGTTGGGCGTGGTGGTGCAGGGAACTCAGCGTGGGCCGACAGCGAATCAGGCTGTACACGGGGCCTTGGCCGGGCAGATCCAGTCAGCAATTGCTCGCCTGCACTTTCAGCTTCGCGCATTCGGTAATGCCATGTATGCCGCCGAGCCATGCGCCGATGATGTGGAGGATGCAGAGGAGGCCGTGTTCAACCTGGCCTGCTCCCGTGTCGAGCGGATGACAGCCAACAAACGGGAGCGTGCCGAGTACGTGGCCAAGGGGGTGTTCCGCCGATATCGGTACATGCATCAGGGTGGGCAATCGGCGAATCCTGATCCTATGGCCAACCCTGAAGAGTTTCGCAAATGGATGTTTGTTGTCTTCGAGGTAAAGCTTCCATCCGTGGCATGGGGGAGAGACTGGGAGCCATTCGTGCAGCTTTGCTTTGACGCCTGCTATGACATTGATGCAAAAGCACTGAGCCCGATTGGAGGGGTTATTTACCAGATGAAAGAGGCCGCTTGACTTCCAGCACGGCTGGCGGCATCATTTCCCCATTGTAGAGTTTTGCCGCAGGCAATTTACTCTAGCCTCAAAAAAACCCGGCTATTGCGTCGGGTTTTTTATTGCCCAAAGAAAACCGATCCACTGCAGCCAGAGCAGCCTCCGGGACGTCTGGACACTGATAAGCCGGTAGTGCAGTGCTACGGACAAACACCGGCAGCCCGCGCACCCTGACCTCACACGCTTGCGGGGTGGCGCGAGACGGGATCAGCGAGATCGATGCAATGGGGCGTCGGCGCTGCAATGGTCTTTGGCGGACGGCGGGAAAGACCGCAAACCTATTCAGGGCCTCAGCATCGCTGGGGCTTTTTCGTATCTGGAGCCCAGCATGAAGAGCGAATATCGCCAGGCGGTTGAGTCAGTCATTGCGCAAGAGGCGAAGCTGGCTGAGGTCGCCAAGCTGCACGCTGATGCTGCAGCTCGGGAGAAGCAGTTTTCTGAAGCTTTACGGTTCAATCAGGAAACGCTTGCTCAATACGAAGAAAGAGTGACTGAGCTTGAGTCGCAGATGACCGCAAAGACTCGGCAAAGATCAGAACCCTAGGTACGACTCCAGTAGGTTCGGGTACTTTAGCGTGCCCTTGACTGCCTTTTGCTTGTTGGTGATATCGATCACAACCATGATGTCCTTGGTCGCATTGAAATCACTATAGACATACAAGCTCGAGCAGAGGTCTTCTGCTGTCGTATCCAGCTCGAAGCAATAAAAGGATGTAGTTTCATCCCAGTTTTTGTGCGTTGTTAGCTCGTTAATTTTCTTAACGAACGAGTCATATCGAGCTTTGCGCGTGTCGTCAGATTTGAACTCAAACGTAACAATAAAATTTGCCATGGTTCTATCCATCGTCTTGCTGTGGGGCATCGACGATAGCACGGAGCCACCAGCCCGCCATTGAGCGGTTTTTTTTATTCCTCATGCCCACCACGGAGTCGAGCGCATGGATTTTCTGCATCGCCTGCTCGACAGGCTCGATCTCCTGATAGCTGGTCTATCTGGAGTGATCGTCGCCAGTTGGTGGCACAAAGACGACCTGACCGATTGGCGGGCCTGGATAATCTTCTTGATCACAGGGGTGTCTTGCTCGCTGTACCTGACAGGAATGGTGAGTACTTACCTGGGCGTAACTGAGCCGAGCATCGTTGCTGGCATCGGCTTTCTGCTGGGCACCTTCGGCGGCTCTCTCCTAGCAGCAATCAATCGAGCCATCAAAGCAGCCGACCTTTGGGCGCTTATTCGCCAGAGGTTCGGGGGAGGCAGAAGCGATGAGCCTTGATCTGATCAACTCCATAGCCAGCGGCCTGATCGCCTTGTGGGCGTTCTGGTGCGTAGTGAGTGGGAAGGTGCGAGACGGCATCCTTGGGAAGCTGATCTATTCGGTCATCGCGATCAGCGGCTTTGTCGTGATGGCTCGAAACCAGAACATCTTCTTCGGTCCGACCACCGCCGGTCTGACACTGCATGTGTCCCTGGCCCTGGCCGGTGCCCGCCACATCTTCATGGTCACGTACTGGCAGCGAGTGAAGGTCTGGCTGTGCCGAGCGCTTAACTGCGAGCACTGCCTGCACTGTGATAAGGCGCCTGGTGGTGTCGAGCGGCGGGGCAAGTAATCCGCGCCACGTTTTCGAATGCGCCAAGTCGTGGCGCGCCATTGATTTTTTTAGGGTTAAAAATCAATTTTTGCTCTCAGCACACACCCGCACCGGTAGCAAGTGCAGTTCTCTTTGGATAGCCGAACGAAGTCAACTTCTATCGGGATCAGCTTCCCCTCCATTGAGAGGCACCAATCGCAGTCCTGACCATCCCCGCACGACATGAGAGAGTACTGCGCAATGCCAGCGATTTGCATGCGAGCTAGTGCGGCTCTATGACTGTGATGGATGGTTGCAGTTAAATAGAGCGACTCCAGCACTTTTTTTGGGCCGAACTCGACACCTTCCGGCGTTAGTACTTCGTAGAGCTCCCGCGTGATTTTCAGGCGAGGATTGATTCCTAGCGAGCGCTTTTCCTCTAAGGACAGCGGCTCTCCGTCTTTCAGCTTAACTTCGTGCAAAAAGTCTCTGAGAACTGCTTCGCGGCCCGATTCTTTAATGAAAGGTGAGTTAGCGATTTCTGCCCTGTAGTACTCAGTAATGTCTGGTTTGGTTTTTGTATTGAGTTCAGCTGCTTCTGGCGTCGAGATTGCCGCTGACGCTTCTGGAGACGTGCCGAACAATTTTGAAAAGATCGTCTTGAACATTTAGCTCCAGCTCCATCCTGTGAGTTGACCTGAACCAATACCGGCAGCGCGCCACTATTTCAAGCTCAAGGTGATCCATGGAAAGGCCACACCCTCCAGCTTCACTGCTTGAGCTGTCCGGTCTGAGCGACTTCGGCAGTCGCCTGATCCCAGCGCCTGAGGTGTGGGAATGGCTCCAAGCCGAGATCCTTGCCGACACCGGCATCATTCACAACGAAGATCATGCCCACCTACTGGATGCTGACATCAGAATCATGTGGGCGTCGTCGAGCTTCGAGAAACAGGGGCGTGTAGTCCTCGGCCAAGCTGAGCAGGTAGCGTTCCGTGCAGGTGGATGGCAGAGGGCCCGGATGGAGCAGCAGATGCGTGATTGGTTCGG